ACGTATAGTGGTGGGTTCTCTAGAAATATAATATATGGAGATGCATCTAATTTAACTGATAAGAATGCTAGTATCAATAATGACAGTTATACTTCGGGTTATGGTACTCTTTCTATGAATGCGTATAGTAATGATAGCGTTGATGCAAGTTTTACAGGGACTCTAAGTCAAACTACTATTGAAATATCATGAATTATTTAATCAAACTAAATATGGAGAGGAGGTGAACCAATGGCAATATGGTACGTAGATCCAATAAATGGTGATAACACCAAAAGTGGAAATAGTTTTGCAAACCGAAGATTAAGTATAAATGGTACTGGACCTAATGGTGATACTCCTGGCAATTATTTCTCTGATTCAGCTAACCTTGCTGATGGTGACGAAATAAGAATTATAAAATCTCCTGACTTTATTGCAATAGGTAATGGAACTTGGACAGCAAAACCACAAGCAACTGTTATTACAGATTCTATTAGTAGTTGCACTGGTGTAAAAGGTAGTAGCACTACAACTATAGATTGTCCAAGTGCTCACGGATTAACTACAGGAGATCCTGTTTACATATCAACAGTTGGTAGTGCTGTTAGTAATTTACAAGGTCTTTATGAGGCAACAGTAACCAGCACAACACAATTTACAGTTCCAGTAAATACTTCAAGTGATACTTGGACTGATAATTCAACGACCTTTATAGTTCATATTAACCTAAAATATAATTGCGTAAAGTTACAAACATCCTACACGAAAGAAATTGCTTTTTGTGCTGGTAGAGCACATCAATGGATATCTGCTAACGCAAATATAAATGGTGGAGTAGGTAATAAAAACTTTACCAGTGAGAGTAATTATAGTGCTTATACTGGTTATAATGGTGCAAAAATATCAGTTACAAACAGTAGTAATCAATTTGGTGCTTCAGGAAAAGCAGCTTACTATCAATTACCAAGCACTTTAGATTTAAGTTCTTACCAACAAATTTGTTTTAAGCTTGGATATAGTTATGGACTTCCTGATGGAGAATATATTAATTTTATCAGCATTAAATTGTGCTCAGATAGTAATGGAGATGTGGTAGTTCATTCAATACCTGTTACTCGAAGTGGCGGTGATTCTCATTATAATTTTGAGATAGTAAAAAATTTTGGAACTAATTTAAGTAATAATATAAATTCAGTCGCACTTCATATTGATGCGAATGTTGTTTATGATTATGATATTTACGTTGATCAAATAATGGCTTGTGAGACATTAGGACCGACTCTTAATAGCGTTATATCAAAATCAAATGATAATGTAAATGCAGTCGAACATTATACGGTCTCTGATATTGTAGGTAATTTTGTCTTTTTTGGAGAAAATCACCCATATAGGACTGATAAAGTAACACAGTCTACTTTAAAATACTCAGGAACATCTGAGACTGTAACAACTTATCATAGACCAGCATTATCATTATTAGCTGCTACTCATTTTGGATCTTATAGTTATTGGTTTTATTTTAGTTCAGGTATCACTGATAATTTTCTTGCAAATGGATTAACAATAAGTGGTGGATGGAATGAAACTGATATGTCAACACAAACTGGTCACACAGTAGTAGATGGTATGTCAAGTACTGATGGAGTTATACTTTTTAATACAAGAAAAGCAAATTTTGTGAACATATCAAGAATAAGCAGTGCTCGTCTTTCTCATCATACTCAAACCTATGATAATGGTGCTGTTAACTTGGAAAAATGTACAATATATGGTGGTAAATATGGAAGTATGAATATAAATGGATTAGGAGGTAGCACCGTTAAAGATTGTTTTTTCATAGGTGGTGATCCAAATTTTCAAGATAGTAAGGGTGATAATATAACATATGATAATTGTACTTTTATTCGTCAAAATGGTTTCTCAAATTATTCTGGTAGTACTACTACTATGCTTATAGGCAAAGGAAGTCATTTTAAAGATTGCACGATGAGAGATATGCAGAGTGCACAAGGAAATTCTTTTTACTATACAGCAGATAATTCATTTGTTAACTGTACTTTTGATGCTTTCAACACCAGTTCCTGGCATAGATTTCATGATTCATCTGCATCCATTTCTGGGGGAGGAAGAACTACAATCAAAGATTGTACTTGGACTAATTATACTGGTAATTTTATTATTCAAAATGGATCAAGTAATAGAATTCAAAATGATCTTTCATATCTAGCGTTTCATAATTATAATGGAGCTGCAGGTGATCATCGAATATATTTTAATAATGCTACAATGTTCTCTGAGTCAACAGTTCGCTATGCATCAACAGGTATCGCTTGGAAAATAAGTACGTTAACAACTGATTACAATGCTTCCCAACCATTTAGTAGAGTCTTTATTGAGTCTTTTGTCTCAGCATCGACACAGGTAACTGCATCAATCTGGGCGAGAAGAACCAATACTGGAATGACTGTACAATTAGGTGCTTTGAAAGATGAAAATGATTTTGACATAGGTTTAACAAGCGATGTAATAACTTCTATGACAGCTGCTGCTGATACTTGGGAACAAATATCAATTTCATTTATTCCTTCAAGGGCAGGTAAATGTAAAATTAGAGTATTTGTATATGGAGGCTCTACATATAGTGCCTACGTTGACGCACCTACAATTACACAAGTATAATGGATCATTTAATACTCGAATCATACGAACAAAGTAAAGGAAATTGGATTATCCGAGTCTTCTTGGATGAAAAGACCACAGTGTTTTTGCACAGTGAAGAGGAACTGCAACCAACTCAAGAAAAAGTAAATTTTCTTATGGAAAATTATCTTAAGCAATTAAAGAAAGCTCAAGAAGTTGACCCAGAGGAGGAGGTAGAAAATGGCAGTCAAAACTAGTGGTGATTTATTAACTTTAGATTTTGTCAATAATGGATTTCCATATGTATCTGTATCATCAAAAAATGTAAGCACTGATGATTCAGTATCAAATGGTTTTCCTGCGACGTTTCAAACTTTTGGACCAGCAAATCCTTCACCAGTAGGAGGTATAAGTACAACCACTTATACCACAACATATGTTAAAGTAAATACCACTTGGCAAGAGATAGATAAATTTCATGGAAATATTGCAATCAATCAATCTGGAACTTGGCGATATGGTGATACATTGGGAATACGAGTTGGTGATTATTGGAGAACAAATGATCATGGGACTGCTGCACCCACAGAGTTAGTTGACTCACCATCATACCTAGCGGGTTCTTCAAATAATTCTTATAGTCACGGTTCGGCAAGTAATTATTGGGTATGGAATAATCGAAAAGGATTAATTTTAACAGCAACAGATATTAAATCTTACTCAGGTTCAGGTGCTTCGAGAACATATGATAGTAATTATAATGCATATTCTCAAGATACTTTTACGATTCCAAGTGATTTAAAATGGGTTTATGCAGTCTTGATTGGTGGTGGAGCAGGTGGAAACGGAGTTGGTGCTGGAGATGGTGGAGGTGGCGGTGGATTTGCCTTTGCAAAATTAGATCTTAGAAATTATTCTGGACAGTCATTATTTGCTTTCAGTGGTGGGGGTGGGAATCAATATACAGAGGGAGGTGATTCATACTTAACTATAAATGGAACTGAGGTGATGAGAGCAACAGGGGGAAAAGGTGGATATAACATTGTCACTCCAGGATACCCGTACAACAACGGTAATTGTTGGCCTGGTGGATATGGTATTATAGATGAATCACACGGTTCATACATATATGGAGCAAGAGAAAAAGGTGGAGAAGGATCTGATAATACAGATGGAACCGCAGGTGCGACTGGTGGAGGTGGAGGTGCGTACTATGAAGGTGGCACCTCACTAAGACCTTGGTGTGGTGGTGGTTCTGGTGGTGATGGTGGTAGTCAGACACCAGCTGGAGGAAATGCAAATCATAATTATACTTCATTAGATATGAAAGATAAACAGAGAGAAATACATCCTGTTGATGCTTCTTTAGAATACAGTGCGATTTCATCAATACCATTTTTTGGTGATTCGACTTCTTCAAATGCATTTGATGGAAAACAAGGAAGAGGTAGTTCTTCTGGTACTCCTGCTGCTGGATTCTTTGGTTCAGGTGGTGGTGGTTCAGGAGCAGGAAGTGGATTTGAAGGTGGTCCTGGTGCTGTGATTTTATGGTGGAGTTAGGTTTAATAATTAGTAATAAATAAAATATGGCAATAAATTTTCCTAATAATCCATCATTTAATGATACTCATACTGTCGGTACGAGTACGTGGAGATGGAATGGATATGCTTGGATAAGAGTTCCAGATCCTGGTGACAAGGGTGAGAAGGGAGAATCAGGAGGAAAAGGAGAGAAAGGAACTACTGGTCAAAAAGGTAATATAGGAGACAAAGGTAATAAGGGAGAACCATCTACTGTAGAGGGTCCAAAAGGTGATAAAGGACAAAAAGGAGAACAAAATGATAAAGGACAAAAAGGTGAACCATCTACTGTAGCGGGTCCAAAAGGTGATAAAGGTGATAAAGGAGACACTGGTGTAGGAACAAAAGGAGAAAAAGGAGAGAATGGAGCAGATGGTGGTTCTGGTGCTGATGGATCTAAAGGAGATAAAGGTGATGAGGGACAAAAAGGAGCAACTGGTAGTGGAGCTACCTCACTAGATTCTGATGCTCAAGAGAATACTGTTGGAGGAACTGATGCTGGTCTAAATCTTGACTCTGATACTTATAGAAATACACTCTTCGGTTATCAGGCAGGTGAGCAAGTCAACTCTGGAGATGATAATACTCTTCTTGGATGGAAGGCAGGTGATAAAATTACTTCTGGAACTAAAAACTGTGCAGTTGGTTCAGAGTCTTTAGAATTTTTGCAAACTGGGAGTAGTAATGTAGCGATGGGATGGGAAGCAGGTAGATCCTGTTCTGGAAGTGATAATACGATGATAGGTGATATGGCTGGAAGATCAATGAGTGGTAACTATAATATTGCAATTGGAAGACACGCATATTCTAATGGTGGTGGTACTCATAGTATAGGAATAGGTGGAGAATCAGTATGGACTGGTGGTGATTATGTCATTGGAATAGGTCCTTGGGCTTCTGCTGGACATTTTGGAGACAAAACTGGTTCAATTGGTATAGGATATTATGCAGGTAGACACGATAATGGTCCATATAATCTTTATATGGGTTGGGAAGCTGGATTTGGTTATTATGTAAGTACATTTTCAAGTAGTTATGGTAATACTAATATTGGTTTAGGATATAAAAGTTTGAGAGCGATATATTCTGGTTCAGGAAATATAGCGATTGGAGCTTCTGCAGGTATTGGAGTATCTACAGGTAATAATAATATTATTATCGGTAATAATGTAGATGTTGCAACCTCATCAACGAGTAATCAAATAATTATTGGTAATTCAAGTAGTTCTAAATTTAGTATACCAGGTATAAATGTTGTTCTCAAAGACAATGGTGGCACTCCAACTGCAGGTCACGTACTAACAGTAGACTCAAGTGGCGAAGCAAGTTTTGAAGCTGCTTCGGGTGGTGTTCCCATAGGAACGATAGTTATGTATGGTGGGTCAACAGCACCATCAGGTTGGCAATTATGTGATGGAGCTACACCACAAACAACTGCACTTCAAACTTTATTAGGTGGAGCAGGTCAAACAGTTCCAGATTTAAGAGATAAATTTGTTGTTGGTTCAGGTAGTTCTTATAACTTGAAAGCCACAGGTGGTTCTGCAGATGCTGTGGTCGTAGAACATAAACATACCACAAACATTGATGGAGGACACGTAATACCAGGTAATGGTGGTTCATCATTCCCATATGGAGGTGCTGGTACTTATTCATCTACTGTCTTTAGTATGAGTAATGAGGGTGTATCTGGAACTAACAAAAACCTCCCACCATATTATGCTTTAACTTACATAATTAAATATTAATTGTGAATACTTGATAAATTCAAGACACATGATATAATAAGAAATCATTAAATTTATAAATCATTATTTAACAAGAAATATGAACTTTGCAGTTTACACCAAGGACGGTTGCCCTCATTGTGACAAGATAAAACAGGTGATGGACTTGACAAAACTGAGTTATGTAGTGTATAATTTAAATGAGCACTTTGACAAAAAATCTTTTATAGATGAATTTGGAAAAGGATCAACCTTCCCACAAGTGGTGGTTGATGGTAAAAAACTAGGGGGATGTGTTGACACAATCGAATATCTCAAAGAAAACAAAATCGTTTAGTAACGATATAAATAAATCAACTTCCCACATTGATCGTGGTTTTGAGTTAATACTCTCTGGAGGTAAAAAAAAGAGACCTAAATCATTTAGTATTGGGTTGAATAAAGTTATCTCATTATTTAAAAGAAAGATAACAGTTCACCTTGACTTTTTTATTGACATACAAAAATAAGCACAGGGGGTGTTATGTTAGCCGTAACTTTGGTTTTTGGTTCCTTCTTATTGATTGGATTCCTTTTAGTAGGAGTAATTGGTGGATGGGTCGCCAGAGATTATATGTTAAACTATCAGGAAAGTCCACAGGTACATCCTGAGATGTTTGACAAAAACGGAAACCTAGTTCCAGATGAAATTGTAGCATTTAGATTTGAAAACAATTATGACAACGACGAAGAAGACGACGAAAACTAAAGCAGTTAAGACTGTTAAAGCCAGATCGTCAACATCAATACCTACACTACCAAATAATCCATTTGTATTTGAGGTTCTTGATGCTGCTTCCAAACAAAGAAGCAAAGCAAAAAAAGTAGAGGTGCTTCAAAGATACAAGCATCCCTCTTTAGTGACATTGTTTGTGTGGAATTATGATTCCTCCATCATCACATTATTACCAGAAGGTCCTGTACCATATGGCACCAATAGAGATGACCAAAATTCTACAGGAACTTTATCAAGTAGAATTGATGATGCTGTAAGTAAAATGTCTGAGATGGGTTCAACATCTTTGGGTTCGCAAGATCAAGGGCAAGCATCTATTCGTGCAGAGTATAAAAAGTTTTATAATTTCTGCAAAGGTGGAAATCCCAGTTTAAGTAATCTTCGTCGAGAGACTATGTTTATTAATATTCTTGAGGGTTTACATCCATTAGAGGCAGAGATACTTATCTTAGTGAAAGATAAAAATCTTGAGACAAAGTACAAGATAAGTAAAGAAGTTGTATCAACTGCTTATCCTGAGATAGTATGGGGGGACAGATCATGACTAAACCTCTAGGTCAGTTATCACAGGCTGAAAAATCAGATAAGAAAGAATCAAAAATTATATGGAGTAAGAAAGAGAAGGAAGAGAGTAAAGAAAAATATGGTTGCGAGATCGTAATTGAAAATGGATCACTGAATGAAGTGATGACTGTTGATGCACCAACAGATGCTTGGATAGTTACATATGAAGTTGAAGGTGAAGTCCATCGTGATTTAACAAGAGGTACTAGAGTTAAATTGTTTGATATGTATTATGATAAGTTTAAGATGGGTGTGAAGATCATCGACTATGGTAAGGGAACTGTCAAACCAAACCTATGGGGTTATCAAAACACACAAGGACCCAAAAAGAAAAAGCGAAAGTAGTTACAAAAATAGTCGAAAAAAAATCCCGCCAAAATTTTGACCTGTAGGGATTTTCGTGAAAATCGAAACCAATTATTTAGATTAAAAACAGTTTAATTTTAGGTTAAATCTAAAAATATTATTAAATTGTAACACAAATTACAAATGTACTTGACTATATAGTGTGGGTATGCTAACATACCTTTACGTTCATCCAAATGATAGAACTCACACTACTGGCATCACTCCTTACCGAACATAATGCTTCCCATTGGGAAATGTCTTGTGCGGAATGGAATCAAAACAGAATTGAGATACTTAGTGATAGGAATCTTAACTCTGATGCTCACGAGTATCTTATAGATTACTTGAGAACAAAGGTGTCAGATAACTGTGATGTTTATATCATCGGACGCAAGTAAGCCGACTCGGAACGGGTTCGTTCATCCTTATGTACCAAATACTTCTCAGTTTAATAGCAATTGGAGCACCACTTGATTGTGAGCATGCTTCTGAACTATTAGAAATAGCAAGTAACAATCCTAGTAGATCTGAGCGATTGGAAATAACAAGGGTTGTGGTAGCACATACTAATCCTATGTGTTTTAAATCTAAGGACGCAAAAGCCGACTGAAGGAACGGATTTAAAAGTCCAACTACTTTAGGAGAAACCAAATGGCACAAGTCACATACCGTGGTGTTGCTTATGACACCAATGACAAAAAAAAGTCTGTTAAGTCAACATCACAACTAACTTACAGAGGAATAAAGCACACAAACGAAGCAGTTAGTGCTTAATTACAAGGGGGGTTGCTAACCCCCTTTTTTTATGCTATAATTATTGGAAATCATAGTTATATGGACAGAGAACAACTTAAATTGAGACTCAGGCAACTAGAATTAGCAGTCGATGCACTTAAAGCAGAGATATACTCTGATGTTGATGCTTATAAGAACTCACCTGCCTTTAAGAGTATTACTGATTATGATGAACTTCACGATGATGACGATGGCTACCCAGATTAGTAGAGCAAAGAGAATCGTAAGAATGCTTGAAAGAGTACTCAAAAAAGATCATCTTTACAATGAAGAAGAATTGAAATTAATTCGAGAACAACTTAAAGTTGCCAGAAATGAATTGGCAAGAATACAAGAACAAACATCAAAAGGATTTGGTTAATGGAAGTAAAACTTATAAGTGTATCTCCTAATGCTGAAAAACACATGGCATATTGTGCTCGTGTGAGCAATCCAAATAATCAGGAGAATGAGAAATATGCGGGTCTATTAAGATACTGCATTAAACATCAGCACTGGTCTATTTTTGAGCAAGCATTTATGACCATAGAAATTAACACTACTAGAGGTCTTGCAGCACAAATTTTACGACATCGTTCATTTACATATCAAGAATTTTCTCAAAGATATGCTGATAGTAGTTTGTTAGGAGATAGTATTCCATTACCACAACTACGAAAACAAGATGAAAAGAATCGGCAAAATTCTACTGATGATCTTGATCCTATCTTAATTCAAGAATTAGAAGTAAAAATGATGAATTATTTTAGAGATGGAATGAAATTATATAAGGAGATGTTGGATGCAAAAGTTGCAAAAGAATGTGCTAGATTTGTGTTACCATTAGCAACACCAACTCGTCTGTATATGTCTGGTAGTGTTCGTTCTTGGATTCATTACATTGAACTTCGTTCTGGACATGGAACACAAAAAGAGCATATGGATATTGCAAATGCTTGCAAACAAATCTTCACCGAACAATTCCCAACTGTAGCGGAAGCTATGGAGTGGGTCTAAATACCTTTACATAACTTTATATTGATATGGCAACTTATCCTGTAGTAAATACTAAAACTGGAGAACAGAAAGAAGTATCTATGAGTGTCCACGATTGGGATAAATGGAAAGAAGAAAATCCTGATTGGTCTCGTGACTACTCTGATCCAGAGACAATGCCTGGTGTAGGTGAAGTTGGAGAGTGGAAAGATAAATTAAGAAAGAAAGCACCTGGTTGGAACGATATACTTAAAAAAGTAAAGAAATCAGCACCAAGGAACCCTACCTTAAATTCACTTTAATTAAATGCCTAGAAAAAAGAAAACCAATGGTGATCAACCAATTGGAATTGGTTATACATCCAAACAAATGAAGAGAAAGAAACCAATAAGTAATACATATCTAATTGATATTGAACCAATAACCGACAATCAAAAAAAGTTATTTGACTCTTACTCCGCTGGAAAACAATTAGTTGCATACGGAACTGCAGGAACTGGAAAAACATTTATTTCATTATATAATGCACTTGCTGATATACTAGATGAATCTACACCATATGAAAAAATTTATTTGGTTCGTTCATTAGTATCTACTCGTGAGATTGGGTTTTTACCAGGAGATCACGAGGATAAAGCAGACATTTATCAAATACCATATAAAAATATGGTAAAATATATGTTTCAAATGCCGTCTGATGCTGATTTTGAGATGTTATATGGCAATCTTAAGGCACAAGATAGCATAAAATTCTGGAGTACGTCGTTTATTCGTGGAACTACACTTGATAACGCAATCATTATAGTTGATGAATTCCAAAATTTAAATTTTCACGAGTTAGATTCAATTATTACTCGTGTAGGTGAAAATAGTAAAATTATGTTCTGTGGAGATGCAAGTCAAACTGATTTAGTCAAAACAAATGACAGGAATGGCATACACGATTTTCTCAACATATTGCGAAAAATGCCATCTTTTGATATAATAGAGTTTGGGATTGATGATATAGTTCGCTCTGGACTTGTCAAAGAATATATTATTGCAAAACAAGAAGTTGGTCTTTAATGTTTAATCATGTAGATATTGATCTTCCTAAGTTATCAAGGGAAACTATTGATGGGGTACGTTATTATAATGTACCTGACGAAGATGAATTACTTAAATTAGTTTCAATCACATCTATTACTAGTCACTTCAATAAACAGATATTTCTGGATTGGAGAAAAAGAGTTGGTAATGAGGTAGCAGACAAAATTACAAAGGCTGCGACTACCCGTGGAACTGATTTTCACACCCTTACAGAACATCATCTATATAATGATGAGGAATTACCAAAGGTTCCTCCAATTTCAGATTTTCTGTTTAAGGTCGCCAAGGGGAAAATTAATAACATAAATAATATTTACGCTTTAGAGGGTGCTCTCTATAGTAAACAACTTGGCATTGCTGGAACTGTTGATTGCATTGCAGAATACAACAAAGAACTAGCGATAATCGACTTTAAGACTTCTAAAAAACCAAAACCAAGAGACTGGATTGAACATTATTTTGTCCAGTGTATGGCATACGGTTGTATGTTATATGAATTAACGGGTATATCTGTTAAAAAATTAGTAATTATCATGTCCTGTGAAAATGGAGAATGCGTCGTCTATGAAGAGTACAACAAAGCAAAGTACATCAAACTCCTCGGAGAATACATTAACAAATTTGTTCAAGATAAACTGGAACTCTATGGAACCTAGTAAAGAATTAGAACAGGCAATCGAGAACAAATTCTTGACTCCTTCCAAGTTTGCAATGGAAATCGAAAAAATTGTAAAGGAAGAAGAAGACTTTAATTACATCGATGCAATCTGTTACTATTGCGAAACTAACAATATTGAGGTAGAATCAGTATCGAAGTTAATCTCAAAACCACTGAAGGAAAGATTAAAGTGGGATGCAACGAGACTTAACTTTATGAAACCTACGTCAAGAGCAAAATTACCTTTATAATGCCTACACAAAAAGAATTGATGCATCATCGTTTACAAGCGATGTTACGTGAGCACACATTTAAAGATTTAGAATATATCGGTGTGCGTCCTGATAGTATCGGTGTTGAACAGCACTGGTATCGCATTGCAGGTGTTGAAGTGCCTGTAGATGCAATTGAAGAACTTGGTAATTTGGAAGAAGTTGATGAAAGTGACACCATTTGAGACCTATCAATCATACCTTTCAATGAAAAATCATTTTACAAACCGTAAGTATGATTTCTTTAAATATGGTGGAAAATCTAGTGCTACAGTTACCTCTTTTAATAAGAGAAAAGATAAGTATTGGTTTGAAAAAACATCACGAAAGTACTCTGATGACGAAATAGTTAATTTTTTACTCGCTAACTTTGTTACTACAGATAATCCAAAGAATCTATGGATTGGTGAGATTATAAACTCTGGAGAAAGAACATATGCAGATTGGATGAGAAGACAGCAAAGTATTTCATATATTTTTAAAGAACAATCGAGTGAATTGCTTGAAGATCAGAATTTAGAGAAGATATTAGAATGTAAGAAAGGGCATCCTATTATATTGAAGAGATTTTTAGGTGGAGATATATCTTTAGAGACGTTTGTTATATTTGATATTATATTTCAATTCTCTGAGAGGTTTGATAAAAAATTGAAAGATCCTGTATGGGAAACCGTCAGTCTTAAAATTAAGAAATATAAACCTTTCCTAAATATAAATGTGTTCCAATTTAAAAAAATCTTAAGGGAAATTATTAATGAGTGAATTTTTTGATTCTGATATAGTCAAAGAGGGACTAGAAGATATCCATGCTTTACAGGCAGAGATATACGGAAATGCCTTTAAATTTGGCACAATGAGTCGTGAAGACAAACTTGAACATATTGAAAAACTTACTGAATTATTAGAAAAGCAAAGACTAATGTACACACGCATTAGTTTATCAAAAGATCCAGAAGCAATTGTGTTAAAGGAACACTTAGAGCAATCAGTACAACTTCTTGGTTTTCCAGAGGGAACTGATATGTCATTATTATTTTCTGGAATGTCAACCACTATTGACAATTTGAAAACACAGCTTGACCTTTAAGAATTAATCTGTTATAATCCAACTATCCAACGTATCCAATTTATCCGAGGTATCCAAATGTCTTTTAAAGACCTTAAAAAACAGTCTAAACTTGGCTCACTAACAGCAAAGTTAGTAAAAGAAGTCGAGAAGATGAACAACACAGGCGGTAACACTGATGACCGCATATGGAAATTAGATGTAGATAAAGGTGGTAACGGTTATGCTGTTATTCGTTTCTTACCTGCACCAGAAAACGAAGACCTACCTTTCGTAAAACTATATTCTCACGCATTTCAAGGACCTGGTGGATGGTACATAGAGAACTCTCTTACCACACTAGGACAGAAAGATCCAGTTTCTGAGTATAATTCTTTACTCTGGAACAATGGAACTGATGCTGGAAAAGAAACTGCAAGAAAGCAGAAGCGTAAATTAACTTATGTTTCTAACATCTATGTTGTAAAAGATCCTGCAAATCCTGAGAACGAGGGTAAAGTATTCTTATTCAAGTATGGTAAGAAAATCTTTGATAAACTAACTGCTGCAATGCAACCTGAGTTTGAGGATGAGGAAGCAATCGATCCATTTGATTTCTGGCAAGGTGCTAACTTTAAGTTAA